TCGCTTTATGTACTCTTGGATCAATCAACTGGGGAGCGTTCCGCAACCCTGAAGATATGCGTAGGGCTTGTCGTATTCTTCAGCGCAGTCTGTGTAACATACTTGACTATCAAGATTTCTTAAGTATTCAATCGAAATTAAGCAACGATGAAATTCAACCGCTAGGCATTGGCGTTACTAATCTTGCCTATTGGCATGCTAAAAGAGGATTAAGGTATGGAGAGAAAGACTCTCTTGCAGAAGTTAAGAGTTGGATGGAACATCAAGCGTACTACCTCACAGAGGCGACAGTGGAACTTGCTAAAGAAAGAGGCAAGTGCAAAGACTCTGACAAAACTTGGTATGGACGTGGAACGTTTCCGTGGGAAAGACGAGCCAAAGGTGTAAATGAACTTACAAACTTTAAACCTGAATTAGATTGGGAACCCTTACGTAAAGAAATGAAAGAGCACGGTGTACGAAATGCAACACTTATGGCCATTGCTCCTGTTGAATCTAGTTCTGTAGTTATTAACTCTACTAATGGCATTGAAATGCCTATGTCGCTTATTTCAACTAAAGAAAGTAAAGCAGGTAGTTTTACACAAGTAGTGCCAGACTATCACAAACTAAAGAATAAGTATCAACTGATGTGGGAACAGTCCGATTGTATAGGTTATTTAAAAACCGCAGCAGTACTACAAGTATATGTTGATCAAAGTATTTCAACAAACACATTTTATAATCCTGCACATTTCTTAGATCGTAAAGTACCAACTACTTTAATTGCAAAAAACTTAATGCAATCCCAACTATGGGGAATTAAAACTTTCTATTATAGTTTGATTAATAAAGCAGGTAGTAGAATGCAAGAAGAACAACCAAAACTAAACGGATCACATGAAATTAAATTTAATGGACACCATGTTGAAATAGAAATTGAAGAAGACTGCGAGGCATGTAAATTGTAAAATGATTTCATTAACTGAAAAAGCATCTGAAAAAATTAAACTTCAATTACAAAAACGAGGCAGGGGCTTAGGTATTCGGATAGGTGTAAAGACTACAGGATGTTCCGGTCTTGCATATGTATTAGAGTATGTGGATGCAATTTATGAAGGCGATCATATCTTTAGCAGCAACGGAGTTCATGTGTATGTAGACGGTAAGAGCATGGCTTACCTAAATGGTATAGAAATGGACTGGGTTAGAAACGGATTAAATGAGGGGTTTGAATTTCGAAACCCAAATGAAAAAGACCGCTGCGGATGCGGCGAAAGTTTTAGAGTATAACAATGAGCAAACAACAATATAATTTAAACACAAAGACAGACTATACAAATCGTAAAATGTTTTTGGATCCTGCTGGTCCAGTTACCATACAACGATTTGAAGAAGTAAAATATAACAAGATTGCTGATTTTGAAAAGACAGCTCGTGGTTTCTTTTGGGTGCCAGAAGAAATTTCATTAACCAAAGATGCTCAAGACTTTAAGGAGGCAAGTGATGCTGTCAAACATATCTTCACTAGTAACCTGTTGCGTCAAACTGCTCTTGACAGTCTGCAAGGCCGCGGCCCAAGTCAAATCTTTACTCCGGTCATAAGTCTACCAGAACTCGAAGCACTGGTTTATAACTGGACATTCTTTGAAACTAACATTCACAGTCGCAGTTACAGTCACATTATTCGTAACATCTACAACGTGCCTAAGGAAGTGTTTAACACTATCCACGACACTGAAGAGATTGTAAACATGGCGTCAAGCGTTGGCGCATACTACGATAAATTACATCAGATTAACTGTGCTGTAGAATCTAACGGCGACATCAAAGAAGAAGATCACATTCGTGCAATCTATCTAGCACTACATGCAAGTTATGCCTTAGAAGCATTCCGCTTCATGGTCAGCTTTGCTACAAGTCTTGCTATGGTTGAGAACAAGATCTTTATTGGCAATGGTAACATTATTAGTTTGATCCTACAAGACGAATTGCTACACAAAGGTTGGACTGCTTTCTTGATTAATCAAGTAGTCAAAGAAGATACTCGTTTTGCTAAAGCAGCTCAAGAATGTCAAGAAGAAGTTCTACAAATTTATCGTGATGTTATTGCTGAAGAAAAGGCCTGGGCAGATTATCTGTTCCAAAAAGGTCCTGTTATTGGTCTTAATGCTAACATCTTAAAAGATTTTGTAGATTATACTGCTGCTAATGCTCTAAAAGAAATTGGCATAAAATATTGGAATCCTGCATCAAAAACTACACCAATTCCTTGGTTTAACAAACACAGCGATACCAGTAAAAAACAAACTGCTTTACAAGAAAGCGAATCAACTAATTATGTTATTGGTGTTATGAGTGATAACATTAAATACGAAGAATTACCAGCAATTTGAAAGGAACAATAATGAACAAAGCTGTTGTATGGAGCAAATATCATTGCCCGTATTGCGATCAGGCCAAAGCTCTGCTAAAAGCAAAAAACATTGAGTTTGAAGAGCGTAAAATAGGCGACGGGTTTACTAAAGAAGAATTATTAGAAGCTGTTCCTAATGCAAGAACAGTTCCACAGATAATTATTGACGGAAAATTAATTGGCGGGTTTACTGATTTACAAAAATACATATCAGAAACTATGGAACCGCAGATGAACGGATAAAATATGCTATTAGAAAAATCAAAATTTTCACAAGGTGACACTGTCAGCCTAAAATTAATTACAGGAGAAGAAATAATTGGCAAATATGTTAAAGAAGACATGTCAACAATTACTCTTAGTAAGCCACTTATGCTAGCTATGAGCAAGCAAGGTCCTGCTATGATGCCATTAATGATGACTGTAAATCCTGAACAAGATTTTGCAATAAATAAACAAGCAATTATTTTGCAGGGCGAAACTGTTAAAGAAATTGCAGATCAGTATACGTTTCAAACTACAGGAATACAACCTGTTAGTGCAGGGAGTATTGTAACAGGATAATATTATGGCAGTGACATTTACGGCAGCACAAGCATTATTAGCAGCACAAGCAACTGCTTTATCTACAGAAGCAACTGCTGCTGGATTAACTAGCCTAGCTGCCGCATTAACTAATTTAGCTACTGAAATAACTCAAATAGTTAGCGAACAAGAATTCTTTGGAGGAACAACCAATAGTTCTGTCACAAGCGGTACACCTCCAGTTACAACAAATACAAGCACTGACTCTGGATCAGCGGCACTTGTATGGGCGCAAACATTAGAAACTGCTGCTTCTATAATTAAGGCAAAGAATTCAACTGCTGTTAAAACATCAATTTCTGCAATTGAAACTGACATCAATACTGTAGCATCTAATTCTACAACAATTAAAGACAAGCAAACTATAATAGCTGATAAACAGACTGTTATTGCTGATAAAACAACTTCTATTGAAACATATCAGAAAAAACTAAAAGAGCTTGGAGAAACTACCGGTATTAGAAGCAGAGGCCCGTTTGAAACTTGGGGTAATATTTCTACTTACAAGTATCTAATAGAACAGGCTAAAATTTTAGATGAGACTAACAAGGCATCTCCAGATTTACAAGAAAGAGCACTACAATCTATTCAAGATTACCTAGCTGTTATCAACGAAAAAGGTAAAGAATTCTAATGCCAGGTGTAGCTAGAATTGGCGATACAACATCGACTGGTCATGGGTGCGACGGCACAACAACAATTACTGGCCCAACTGGCGCTGGTGCTAATGTTTTTGCTAATAACAAACCTGTAGAGTGCCAAGGTAATCCCACTGTTATCCATAGATACGGTGGCCGCCGTTGTTCTGCACAGCATGAAGCAGTAATAAATGCAGGGTCCCCTAATGTATTTGTTGCCAACATACCGTTGGCTAGAATTGGCGACTCAACAGACGGTGGCGCCATTATTTCTGGTTCTGAAAACGTCATAGCCAATTAATTTGACATTTCTGTTTGAATACTGTATATTTACAGTATGAAAAAAATTATTCTCACAGACGCAGACGGTGTTATTTTGGATTGGGAGTATGCATTTGATGTCTGGATGCAACAACATGGCTTTCAAAAACAAGACGGCGGCCAGTTTGTCTACAACATTGGCAAACGCTACGGCATAGACCCCGAGCAGGGCAAAAAACTAATCAAAATTTTCAACGAAAGTGCAGCAATTGGGTTTCTACCCCCACTTCGTGATGCCATGTACTACATCAAAAGATTACATGAAGAACACGGTTACATATTCCACTGTATTACTAGTTTGAGCAGGGACGAAAATGCTCAAGAACTACGTACAATGAATATTCGTAAACTGTTTGGTAAAACAGCCTTTGAAAAGTTCATTTATCTTGATACAGGCGCAGACAAAGACCAAGTATTACAACAGTACGAAAACAAACGATACTGGTGGATAGAAGATAAAATTGACAACTGTCTAGCCGGTCATAGAGTGGGTCTCAAACCACTGCTTATGGAACACGGACATAATATGGATTTCTATCACGCAGAAATTCCTAGAGTAAAAAATTGGAAAGAAATTTACGACCGTATCGTAACAGAGAATAACTAAAATAAAGGAGACTAATATGTCAGCAAACAGATATTCAGATTTTACCGCAATTGTAGAAGCAATGGAAAACGACTTCGAAAAATTCTACGATAAAGAAGTTGGCGCCGCGGGTACTCGAGTTCGTAAGCATTTGCAAGAACTTGCCAAACTTTGCAAAGAAGTACGTAACGATGTAACCGCAGTTAAAAATACTCGCAAAGAAGCAGCTACTAAGTAATAAATACCAAACAAGGAGTTTGGTATGGCATATTCAAATCAAGTTATCGATCACTACGAGAATCCTCGCAACGTCGGTAGTTTTGACAAAGGCGATGCTTCTGTAGGCACTGGCATGGTTGGGGCACCTGCTTGCGGTG